TATGAATGGTGTTGGTATGGCAACGCGTCAAGATAATCCAGATTCGAAACCACAAAATTTTGAAGATGATCGTATATTTATGACAAATCATAATTATCATTATGATAAACATCACGTAACCGAATATTTACCATGCGGTTCGGATACAAGATATTTAAATAAAAAAATGTTATAAAAATCAGATGATAAATATATAATTACGATGAATAAAAAATTATGAATAAAAAATAATGTATGACAAATATGAATATAGAAATTTAAATTTATAAGATTATAAATTTAAATTTCTTTTGTTAATATATATTATTTAAATGTCCGGATACAATTCAAGATTTCTTTATGACCAATGCACATTCGATCAAAACTTAAAATCAAGTATTGAACCATGCAAATACCGACTTGTCGTTGATAATTATGAAAATGTAAATATGACCATTAAGAATGGTCCTTGTGCTGGTGATCTTAAAAAAATAGGCTGCAAACCTTGTGATTTCAATTCTACCGCTAACATTGAAGCTAAATGGGATACTATTGCTAAACGTACTGATATTGAATCAGATCTCTTGGCTATTAATAGACCAAATACCAGATGCGCTGATCTCAAATATCATCCATGTGGTGCTGGTTGTACTAAAAAATATTGTGAAAAGAAATGCCCTAACCACATTGTAGTTAATACCAGAGTTTGTGACAGACTTATCGTCCCTACCAACAATAAAATGCCAACATCAACTGGTTTTTAAACTCAATTATACTCAATTATACTCAATTAAACTGTCCTTAGTCCATTAAATTTTATTCAAATTATTTGAATAAAATTTAATAATGATTTAATTTAACCAATAACAAAAACATATTATATCAGCAATATGTAATATACAATGATAATATGTATAATTTGATCTAGATTTTCTTTTGTCAGAATCAGTAATATTTGGATTATTTTTTATTCGAATATTTCGATCAATACAGTACATTAATTGTCCGGCTATATATATAGATGCAGTAATACCTTTATTTTTAGATAAATACCATAAAATTAAACATATTAAATGTCGTATCGCTCCTAAAACTAGTTCAAATTTATTATAATTATATATAGGCAACAAATCTAATATTGACATACATAGACCACTTACTGATAATATACTAATGTAGTTATCATCTACCTTATTATCCAGTGAAGAAAATAAGAATTGTGTATATAATGATTTTGTGATGAATGTTAAATAATATGTATCATAAGGAAATAAATGATGATATGATGCGAATAATGTAAATAAAAAAGATGATATACATAACCAGGATAAATTTAAACTATAGTTTATAATATATGGAATTATAAACATAAGAGAAGTTATCGTGTTAAAAAAAATTTTTGGTATTAACAGCAAAATATTATTATGTATGTTTATTAATTATATTGTTATTTTTTAAGTAATAAGTAATAAATAAACAATAAATAAACAATAAATAAACAATAATTATTTATTAATCACATTCATATCCCCATGGCCAGTTCATTTTTATTTTGTTTCTGAATTCATAATATTCACAATTAAAATTTTTATTATAAAGATATATTGTATATACATCGACTTTTGTATCAGTTCCTATAATAGTTTCAATATACTCTTTTGCTTTTTCAATTGTTTTACCACTATAAATAGAATCATCGAATAGTAAAATTTTTTTGTTTTTATATTCAGTTAATACAGATTTAAACTCGGATTCTAACATTATTGATCCTTTCCAAATAATATTTGGTTGTGTAACAGATGGTATTAATGCATATATAAATTTCGTTAAAGTTGAATTTTCAGAGCGTGCTTTTAAATTTAAATAAATGCATTTTTTTTTATTTTTTCTATTTAAATTAATATAGTCACATAATAATGCACCTCCAGTTTCAATTCCAATTATTAAATCATAATCATCAAATTTTGTCATTTCTTTTTGCATAATAGTGTCAATATCTTTAAAATAGATTTTTTTCATATCAGATACTAAAAAATTAAATAGAACATATTGATTTATTGTTCCATAACAATTATTAATAACTCCATTAATTTTTCTAGTTTTTTCTTGAAATAATTTTAATAAGCTTGAATTATTTTTAATGTGTTCAGGTATATTATAATCAGGATACAAATATTTTTTTTGTTCTAATATCTCTAAGTAACAAAATATATAATGTATTGTTGTATAAAACCAAAATACGATAAAATTAATTGATGTAATATCATATAAACATGGAAGGAATAAAATTAATGAACCTATAATAAACTCCTTATTCATTTTTAAAAATATATAACCTATATAATAAATTTATATTTATACTGGATAAAAACAAAACTAATAAAACATTATATATAGTTTAAGATATTTATCATAATATGATAAATATCTTAAACTATATATAATGTTTTTATACCATTTGAACCCTTAAAAAATTTATATAGTTATAATATATAATATAATAATGTCCGGCCATTACTCCAGAAAAATCTACGATAATTGCTATAGTCTTGAATTTATTGATCAACAAGTTAATCCTTGCAAGTATAAAACTTATGAACCATATGCTGAAAATAAAGAAAAATGTCACGCTTTAAATGGTCCTCGTGCTAATAAATCAAGATCTACTGGTGAATTAGGTAATACTAATGTTGGTTTTAGAACTGAAATTGAATCACAACTTTTTAATTTAGATGTTCCAGATTCAAGATGTATTACAATGAGAACAATGAAAGAAAAAAATGAACGTTTAGCTAAAGTTGCAAAATCCCAAACTGTTAATTACTCTGATTGTAATTCAAAACAAGATTTTTCATATACCAGATTAGATATACCTGTAAATAATTTTAGAAGTGTATATATTAATCGTTTTGAATATCCAATCATTGATCCCAAAGAATTTGTTTATTATGGTACTGCCAATACTGAACAAGTAAATAATCAAAGATGGGGAGTCAATACACAACTTGCTGCCAAGGATAAAGTAGCTAAACCTAATATGAACCCTAGTTCTAAATTAACCAAATAAATCCAAACCAAAATAAATCCAAACCAAATTTAATCCAAACCATATTGATATACATCTAATGGTATATATTTCTCACCATATTCAATTATAATATATTATAATATATTATATTATAAAAATGTCAGATACTAAGTATTTTATTTTTCAATACTCTAAATTTAGTTCTATTTTAAGTGAAATTGTTAAACTTCCCCTACATATATATTATTGCACAATTAATGTTTCTAAAGACAACAATGTTTCTTTAGATTTTACTAAACCGGATTTTTTAACATCTATAAATAAAGCGAGCGTATATGGTTATTCACGCGACTCTGGATATCAAAAATTAACGTATAATGATATAATAAAATTTTTAAGTGATAAGAAATTAAAATTAAATTGGAAAGATGACTTAAAATTACGTTTTAATTTGTGGAGGAATGATTGGTTTTCATATATTGATAAAAATAATTCATATAATCCAACTAGCTTTCCGTCTAGTGATAATAATATATTCTTATAGGGAACAAAGTAAAAATCTAATTATAAAATTTTAATTAAGGTTGTTTAAAATAATATAATTCTATGATATAATTAATTTATATCATAAAATTATAATATGGAAATAGCAGTTGTAGCAGGTCTTGGTTTAATTGGATCATATATTGCAAATAATGAACAAAATAATGATACAAATCCAATTACAGAACCAAGTTATTATTCTAAATCAAAAAAAAAATCTAATATTTCTGAAAATAATATACAAAATCAAATTCAAAAAAAACTTAATATTATAGAATCTAATGAAAATAGAGCTGATCTAACTTATGATAATGGATATTCAAATTCTAATAATGTTAAATTATTCCCAACTGAAATTGATTCTAGAGTACACCATTTATATGATACTAGAATGATACCAAAACTAAATGATAAATTTTATCATATGGCCGAAACCCAGCGGGAAAAAAGTAAAATACCAGAACGTACTAATATAATTCCTCCTTTTTTTAATCAACCATATCAAAATCATCTTATGAATAAATCAGATGCTTTAACAATGGGGCCAGTTCCTAACTCGGAGTTATTAATTTCAAATAATCAGATGGAATCATTTGAATCACAATTTAATTTACAATCTGTTGATAATATAGGTGAACCGGCAAGTATGGGTGATTCTTGGAATTCGACTCATAGATCTAATATTTTAAATTTAGAAAGATCATTAGCACAATCACAAGGATTCTCACCATTTGATACAAATACTATTGATATGACATATAATATAGTACCACCTGAACATTTCACACATAATAATATGCAAGCATTTACATCAAGAAGAGATTTAGGAACGACAGAGTCAAATAATTTTGAATATAAAATGGAGGTTTTTTCTGGTAGTTCAAAAAATTGGAATCCAAAAAGAGAAACTGTTCCCTTCTTTGATCCTGAAGAATATAAACAAACACCTTTTAAACAAGATTTAGTTGTCGATCAAGAACGTGATCGCGTTGTAGTTGCTAGAGTTAAACAAGGTGAAAGACCATTTGAACCAGTTAAAGTTGCACCAGGTCTTAATTTAGATTACGATGAACAACCACAAACTGGGCGTCATGATACATTTAGAGTAATGCCAAAAGACACCAATGATATAAGACCTGCAAATAAACCTAAATTAACATTTGAAGGTAGAATACAAGGTGCTCCTAAAAAGGGCGAGAAACGTGGTATTACTGGTCCAGTAATTAAACGTAGACCTGAACAATGGAGATATCAAACAGTTGATGATTTCGTTGCAAATAAAGCCCAAGTAACTGGCCCTTCTTCACAAGGTAATTATATAATCCCAGATAATGCTCGTATGAATACTACATGTGAACTCAAGGGGCCGGCCCAGGCTCCCACACAAGTTGGTCCTGATAATCGTGCCGGTGATGTTAAAATATCAAAACGTGTTAAACATATTGAAGATAAATTGGGTCCTAAGGCAACAGATAGATTTAATCTTAATGACAAATCATATAATCTAGGTTTAAATGAACGTAATACTACAAACTTTAATGAACACATGCCAGCAAAAAATACAAATCAAGGAGGACAAGCATTTGATCCTAATGATATGGCAAAAACCACCCAAAGACAAACTATTGAAAAATTCAATACTGTTGGTCCTAATGCAACTAATCAAGGGCCAAAATTAGATGAGTATGATATTGCAAATCCAACAAAGAAACAAAATCTAACAACTAAACAACTAAATACTAATGCTGGTCCTGCACATAAACATGTTACTGCCTATGATGAAAAAGTAACCGCCAAACCAACTATAAAACAAAATCTAACATCTAAACAATTTAATACTA